CTTGATTACCGCGTCTGTTAGCTCACCTTCGGTGCGGTACTCCGGATCGGCCCAACGGATCTCGGCGTCTATGACTTCTCCGCGGGAGTCTCCCGAGAACGTGAACGCGAGCCGGATCACTTCTTCGTATCGTTCGCCGAAGAGCACCTGGCGCTCCTTGACCTTTGCCACGAGCCCAGTCTCGGCGCTCTTGATCGCATCGCCGCTCGGACTCTGACCCGACTGCCAGAAGTAGTGGCGAGGCGTACGCGTCTGCGCCGCAATGTGCTGGACGAGCATCTCGATCGCCTTCACGTAATTCTCGAGATTCGTCTCGGAGAACTCGCCGAACTTTGCGTCGGGATCCTCGACCGACCACAGCCGGTCCATCGCCGCCTTGAACGCCTCGATTGGCTGTCCCGTGTCGGGGTCGACCGGAATCTCGACTCCTGTCAGCCACCGCTGCCTGAATGCCGAGAACTCTGCCGCGAGCAGCATGTTCGACAAGAGCTGGTTGACCGCGTCGTTGAGAGGGATGACCCGGCGAATCTCGCTGCGTCCCTCGCCCCTGATCGTCGGGTCGTTGGCGAACTCGACGAGTGGGACGATGCCGAACGGGTTCTCGAGGCGCGGTTCCCGTTCCTTCCATGACCCGATCGACAGTCCCGTCGTCCACCCGCTCGAGGCCGATTGCCACTTGTACGTCTCGTCGGGAAGGTAGAGGTTGACGTTGAGCCTGCCGGTCCACTCATCGGTCCACCGCTTGAGCGCCGCCGCGCGCGTCCTCGTCCCCGGCTCATAGGCGACGATCGTCTGCTCCGGATCCTCGATCGTGATGACCGGAGACTCCCCTTCACCTCCCTGCACCATCATGTAGCCGTAGCCGGTCGCGAGCGTCGATGTGTGATGCACCGCGGACTGCGCGTCGAGCTCGTTGCGCTGCCAGATTGCCCACGCGTCTTTGTCGTACTCCGACTCCTCGCCGAAGCGGATCCCGTCGATCCGAAGCCTCTCGGCCGCTGCCTGGACCGGCGGGGCGCACCAGTTGTCGGAGAGATCGCCGAACAGCCGCTCGAACACTTCGTTGTATTTCGCTGTAGCGAAGGGGTTGATCCGGTGCTTGCCCTCGTAATACTCGCGGTAGCGCTTGAGATCCTTGCCCCGCGCCTGGAGCCTCGCGAGGAGCTTTCCTCGCCACCATTCCGGCGAGCCGACTTCGAGTTCCGGCATTCAGACTCCCTAGAGGGTGACGAGCTTCTTCGAGCGCTTCCGCTTCGCGGTTGCGCCGGCGGCGATGGCGTCCCCACGCGCTTCCCACGACAGGATTCCCGCCATCGCGCCGTCGATCTTGAACGGCGAGTCGGGGCGCTCCTTCTCGATGATCCACAGTCTCTGGCCGTCGTCCCACATGTTCAGATACTTCCGAACCGCGTGGCCGATGTGAGATGCCAACACCCGGTCTCCGTTGTGCGAGATCGCGCGCGTCTTCATGGCCGTCTGGTAGTTCTTGATGGCGTAGGACATCGGCCGGCGGCGGTTCGTCCACCACTCCTGGACGTGCTGCTCGCCGAACTTCGCCGCCCACGCCTTGAGCTCGTCCTTCCACTCAGGCGGGTCGGCGTAGAGCCGCCACACCGAGTAAGTCTCAAAGGCTTCCTCGAGAACCTGCTCGACCTCTTCCCGGTCGACCTCCCATTCCGTCGCGACGAGATCCCGCTCCCATATCCCGAGCGGCCACTGCCACCCGCTCTCGACGTGCGTTGCGATCAACGCGGTGGCGTCGTCAAACCGAGCGCCGTCGAAGCCGAGCACGATGAGATCGTCCCGCTTCACCTCGAATGGTTGGACGAGCGAGTCCCACAATGGACGGTCGAACGCCTGTCTCTCAGATTGCGTTGGCCGGTTGAGCCACACCCGCTCCCAGTACGTCCGGTCGGCGTCAGGTTCGTCATACCGGGCGGCGATGCCGTCGATGTCCGACCATTCCGCGATGACCTCTCCCGATGCCTCGGCGACCGCGTCCCTCCTCTGGTCGTAGTCCTTGAGATCCCACTTCGCCGATGCCTCGCGGTGGAAGAAGAACAGCCGGGAGTTCTGGACCTTCCCCTGCATGACGAGCTTGGCGTAGTCATGCTCCCGTTCCGCCACCGAGTTCTCACCCGGTTGATAAGCGGTGGTGGTCGAGCACGCCCACGGGTCATCGAGCGGTCGCTTCGTCAGGTTCTCGATCATCGTCGAGTGTGCCTCGATGAGACGCGGCAGCGTGAAGCGGTGCGTCTCGTCCATATGCTCGAACGTGGTGCGTGCTCCGTCCCTTGCATCCGGCGACGATGCGAGCGCGACGGCCTTTCCGTCTCCACCCCGCCGCATGATGCGCTCGAGGCCGGGGTCGAACAGATCGACGTCCGGTCCTTCGGTCACCATCACGTACAGAGCCGAATAGGCAAGCTCTTCCGTCTGCTCCTCGGTGTAGGCGACCATCGGGATGTAGGGATCGGTCACTGGTCTCCCGACCGGAACCCACGCCTTGCCTTTCCTCTTGAACCCGTCGCACCTGACCGGCGCCTCGGGATGAAGCTCGACGAACGCGAGCGCGGCTCCGATCTCGGTCTTGCGCGAGCCCTTGCGGAGCGACAGCACCACCCGCTGGAACCTGCGCCTCCCTTCCTTTGGATGCCCCTTCGGATACACCTGATAGGCCCGGTAGATGAACGAGCGCACCTCGGGGTCGATGACGTAGGGCGTGCCCCGAAGCGAGCCCGGCCCGAAGACCGCCCGCTCTTCGAGTAGGTCACATATCTCAGGTCCGAGAGTCGGCCACTTCCTCTCTTCGTCGTCCTCGAACGCGGGGACGACCTGGATCACTTGACGGCCCGAAGCGCGCCATAAGGGTCATCGCCCCTCGGCTTCGGGGTTCTCCTCTGCTGCTTGCGCTGCGCCTCCTCCACGCGGCCGACCTCCCACTGAAGCCTCCGGCGGTCGATCGGCGTGAGACCGAAGCACTGACGCTGCAGGCGGATCTCCGCGAGCAGGTCTTTCCGCTGCCGGGCGTCCTTCACGGTCCAGAAGTCGTCGACTAGGATCGCGAGGGCGAACAGCCCGTGGATGTCAGAGTTGATGAACTCGGGCGCCATCGGTGACGCCCAGATGTCCTTCCACCACGCCTTCGTCTGCGAGTGCCACGTCCGGCCCTTGGGCAGAGGCGGGGCTTTGACGCTGTGTTCGGGGTTCAGCTTGGCAGCCGTCGTCGGCTTGTTGCGTCGTTGCCGCGTCGCGCGGCTTTTGGGCAGGGGGGGCATCGCGCCTCCGTTTCTGTAGGTTCCGTACGGTGAAAAATCCTTCTTGCCCGGCGGTTTCGGCGCCGCGACCGCAGTGGGCCTACCCCACCCCGCGCGCTCGCCGCGACTCTTCCTGCGTCTTCACTCGGTGACAGTTCGCACAAACGCCCGCGAGGTTCGAGTCCTTGTCGGTTCCACCCTCGGAGAGCGGAACGATGTGGTCGACCTCCACCGACGGCTCCCGCTTGCAGATACGGCAGACCGGATCACGACGGAGGATTCGCCTGCGCTTCTTCATCCACCTGTTGCCACGGGTTCGCTGTGGTCTCTGTCCTGTCGACCACGGCTTGCGCTTGTGTGCTTCGCACCTCGACTCGTTGGACAACGTCGGACAACCAGGTTCGGAACAGACCTTCACTCGTCGTCGTCTCCGAGCCGCCTACTCACCTCGTTCACTCGTCCTCATCTTCCCCGTCATCGGACTCGAGCCAGCCGTGGAACCATGCTGCCGTCAGTCCCATCCGGAGCTTGCGGGGTACGCCTTCGGCTTTCAGCTTCCGGTAGAGCAGGCCCGCGATCTTGGCGCCTTCGGTTATCTCAGCTTCGAGCTGGTCGTGAGCCGCGACGCTGGCCGCGTCCATCATCTCTGTGTCCTCCGGTAGAGCCATGCTGCGATTCGCCTGAGCCTGGTGTTCTTCAATGTGCTCGCACCTCGTTCTCGGAAACAGGTGATTGGTGCATCGGAGCCTCACTTCGGCCTCATGTGTCCTGCACCACCA